GCGAGTACTTAGTGTACTACGCCCTCCTTCTTCGTGGTCGGAATTGCCACCCGGGAAATTCGGGCCTGGAACTACGAGTGAGCGCGCAAGTATACATGAACGGTGGAGCTGGGAGATTTCTCTTCCTTACTCTGTTCCGTTTACTGTATATAGCTTGCGACTCTTGGATACCAAATTCGGTATGAATTTTGAACGACCTCCCCTTGTTCACCGCTATGGTGTAACAAGAGTTGGCGAAGTTCCAAAATCTATCAAAACCAACAGATTCGTATCAAGTGAACCTGCTGGGAACATGTACTCACAAATGAGCGTAGGAGCAGCATTGACAAAAGAAATGCGTAAGCATTTCCGACGCAATACCAATCTTATCGATCAGGCGGAGCATAATGCGCTTATGTTTAGTAGACTTAAGCGCTATACACGTTCTGGTATACCATACTACGTCAACTACGCCACTATTGATTTAAGTGACGCAAGTGACCATGTTTCTCGTAGACTAGTCAGCCTACTTCTCCCTCAGTGGAAAGAATTCCTCTTTGGAGTTCGATCTACTTTTGCTCGTTTCCCGGACGGTGAGTTGGTTCCTTTACGGACCTTCGCACCTATGGGGAGTGGAGTCTGCTTTCCGGTCCTGAACGCAATAGTATTGGGCTTAGCCCTATACGCCTGCGAGAAGGACCCTTGTCATATATGGGGGGACGATGCTATCGTCCCCGCAGACAAGGCGTTATACTTCAAGAGCCTCCTTAAGAGGAGCGGTCTTGTCGTTAACGAAGGAAAATCTTGTTGCAGCGGATGCTACCGAGAGTCGTGCGGAGTTGAATTATTCAACTCAATTCGCACACTTAATGAAGAGAAGTGGTATCCTTTAGATATCACTCCGCTTTATATCAAGGTACACCCGTCTAAAGTAGATTCAGCAACCTTAGAACAATGGTTCCAGAAACTGGACCAGAAGAACTGGGTCGCTACACGGAATGCTATAGCCGCGATGGCGCGTCATGCGCTACCGACTAAGCAACGTTGGAATCAAGATTACCAACGATGGGAAGTGAGGATCGTGAAATCTAAGCCGATTATACGCCTTAGTGCTCTCGATGGCTTGTACGGGCTCGTGCGTTGGTTCGGGATTAGGACCCAAAAGGATCCGAATCTTCCCAACGCCGATATACATACACCTAGCCGGGAAACTCGCATGGTTCGCCAATGGCAAGCCATGGTGGATTTTCCGCTCCTTTCACATTGGTTTGTAACCAATACTACGGGAGTAAAAAACTGCTAGTATAAACCACACGTCTCGATGGACGTTAACCTCGTTCCTGCTACGTCAGCAGGTGGGGGTTTACCAACCCGAAAGGGTTGGTAGGCACTATGG